AGCTATATAAGTATGAAGCTACACAGTTGATCAAAAGGTTACTTGATCCGCAAGGGGTGAACGAGGAACGCCAGGAGGAACAGGCGAGAATCGTGGGACAGATATTCGGTATATCTATGCACATCGGTATTCTCAACAAAGATTATCGTAGCGATGATCCTGAAGAGATTGAGATGAACAAGGCAAAGATCTCCTCCTTTCTGAAAAGACGTGGAAGCATCAAAAAGGATGTAAGCCGGCAAAATTTGGAGGAATTAAAAGAGACTTTAAAGCAGTTACAAACGATTAAGAAAAAGGAGGAAAAATGAAATGGGCTTATAGACTGACGATTGTCCTCTGTATTCTCGGAATCATCACTGGGGATAGCATAAGTACAAAGGTATGGGCTTCCAGTTGCCTGTTCTGGGTACTGATCGCTTCCAAGAACAACAATGACAACGACCGAAACGAGAGAAATCAACATAGTGTTAATTATTAAAATCAATTTTTATGGTAAAGACAAGAGTTAAAAAGACGGTTATTACCGGTGTGACAAACGAACAGGTAGAAGCGGCATTGAGCGAATTCTCGCAGGCTGACTCAAGAATTCAGAAGATCACTGCTGAGATGGAACTGAAGATTACTGCCATCCGTGACAAGCATGCAGAGGAACTGGCAGAACTTCAAAAGAAGAAGGATGACTCAATGGAGATCCTTCAGGTATTCGCTACGGAAAATAAAGAAAGCCTTTTCTCTAAAACAAAGAGTTACAAGAGTGCTCATGGAATTTTCGGATTCCGCACAGGAACTCCCAAGATCAAGCAACTTAAAGGTTTTACAAAAGAATCTGTGCTTGCTTTGGTAAAAGCCATTCTCCCAGATTACATCCGCACGGCGGAAGAAGTCGCAAAGGATCGTCTGCTTGCTGATCGTGATAAGGAAGAGGTAGCAGAGAAACTGTCTAAATGCGGTATGGTTGTAGTACAAGATGAAACATTCTATGTGGAACCCAAGAAAGAAGACCAGCCGTCCTGAGTACTCATATGCTCCTATCGGCAGCCGCTGGGTAGTTTATCACTGGGTGGAGACCGGGAGTATCAGCACGGCAGACAAAGTGGATGAGTTCCCCACCCGTGAAGAAGCAAGGAAGGAATGCTATCGGCTCAACGGCTGGAAGTATAAAGAGCCTGAAAAGAGAAAGAATAACCTCAAGTATTAATAATTTAATTTTTTACATTATGAATGAAATTTATTGGATGACCGTAATTGGTAACCTGTCTACTGCATTGACAGTCGTATGGATTGTAACTTTGATAATTATCGTTGTCATGCTGCTTGTTTTGTTGGTATCGGAAGGTGATGTAATCGAGGATAGGGACGACGAACACACATTCTTCAAATGGTTGAAGCGCTTTGTTGTCTGTGGTGTAATAGCAGCGATGACGAATATTTTTATTCCGACGACCAAGGAGCTGCTTTATATCTATGGTATCGGTGGTACGATTGACTATATCAGGACCAACGATACGGCAAAGCAGCTTCCGGACAAGTGTATCAAGGTGCTTGACCGTTTTGCGGATAAATATATTGACGAACCTGAAAAAGATAAATAATTATGGGAATGCACACATGGTTTGAGTGTAAAATCCGTTACGAGAAAGTAATGGAAAACGGAATGCAGAAAAAAGTAACAGAACCTTATCTGGTAGATGCTCTCAGCTTCACGGAAGCGGAAGCAAGGATAATCGAGGAGATGACTCCCTTTATCTCCGGAGAGTTTACAGTATCGGACATTAAGCGTGCCAACTACAGCGAAATTTTCCCCAGTGATGCCGAATGCGACGACCGCTGGTTTAAATGCAGGTTGTGCTTCATCACGATAGATGATAAGAGCGGATCTAAGAAAAAGACAAGCACCTATGTGCTGGTACAGGCTGCGGATCTGGGACGGGCAAAGGAGAACCTTGATACCGGCATGAAAGGCACAATGGCAGAGTATGAGGTAGCCTCGGTAGTGGAAACAGCTATCATGGACGTATATCCTTATACAGCTGACAAAGACGCCAATCCTGAATTCTCGGACGAGAAGAAAAAGCAAGAATGAACAGTTCAAAGGTAGTCGTAGTCCTGCTCATTGTATGTGAGCAGGACTCTCATAACGATCCGGAAGAGATGGTGAGCAAGGTTGTCACGGAGGAAGTGAAGCCGATACAGATTAAGCTGGAGAACCTCAAGTATGAGATAGATGACTTCATACACGAAGAGCGTAAACGAGTACGTTTTGGCTGGCATACGCGTGATAAGCCTTTCCATCCGCAAGATTTCAAACGAGAGATCACCTGGCATCGCATCAGGAGCCGATGCTTTTAAAGACAATTAAATAACCATTTAAAGACAATCTATGAACTTGAAAGAGAACAAAGATAAGAAGTCGATGAGGGCTATCCTTCAGGATGTTTCTCGTGTGACTGGGGTATCAAAGGTTCTGATCCTCTCTCGTGTGAGGAAACAGAAGGTGGCTGACGCGAGAATGCTATTCTGTCACATGGCTCGTAAGGAAGGCTATCTTTTGCGTGAAATCGCATCTTTCATCGGCAAGAGTTACTCTCGTGTATCGATGGCATGTTGTGATGTGGTACTGAGAAAAGAGACGTTTCGCCCGTTCATTGACAAATTATCCCCATCCGTGAAGACGTTGTCTGATACAAGGAAAAGGAAATGTGTGCTGACACTAAAGGAAGGCGAACATGAATGGCCATTAAAGGCTTACCAGTCCCCTGTTGGGATACGACATGAGGGTAAGCGTCCTGACAGGGTAATCATTGACTGTTATCAGGAGTATAATCAGGAACAGTTATTGGAGTTCTCTAGATATCTGGAAACTATTGCTAAGGCAATGGCATTCTCAAATCCAGCGATAATAGCTATTGAAAATAGTAGTAAAGATGTTTATGATGCTAATAATACCAAAGACAATGAAAACAATTGACTCAATTATCATTCACTGCTCAGCAACACGTGCCGGACAGGATTTACGTGCAAAGGATATAGATCGTATGCACAAACAAAGAGGCTTTAACCAGATCGGTTATAATTTCGTGGTCGACCTTGATGGTCATGTAGAGAATGGACGTCCACTTTCTATTGATGGGGCTCATTGTAATACAAAGGGATTTTCCGGTGTATCTTACAATAAGCATTCAATTGGTATCTGTTACATCGGTGGTTTAGATGCGAGTGGAAGACCAGCCGATACTCGTACTCCTGAGCAAAAAGCCGCATTACGTGGACTTGTGGCGAAATTGTGCAAAGAGTATGATATCATCGAGTTACTTGGTCATCGGGATACTTCACCCGATCTGGATGGCTCGGGTGAAGTGGAACCGGCAGAATTTATCAAGGCATGTCCCTGCTTTGACGTGCGTTCAGAGTTCTCTAATTTCTTACGCAATGTTGTTGTGAAAGCAAAATAACCCTCAATACGAAAGTAGATATGAGCAAAATCCAATTACACAAGTCCATTCAGCATATTACAACGACTAATGGCAAATTGAGCGATAAGACAATAAAGTTAATTAACATAATGGCAAAGAAAGCGTATGGAAGTAAATGATATAATGCAGCATATTGATGAATTGCTGCAAAACTACTCAAATGAAGAGTGTGCGGAGATTTTAAAAGAGGTAGTAAGTGAATGCCAGTCACGCATTGAGAATTGCGATAAAGGTGTTTACACTAATTCATAACAAAATCAATTATGAGTAAAAAAGAAATTTTGATAAAATGGAAAACGGTTGAAACAATTACTCCCGACTTTCCTGATGGTGCAATCTTTATAAAAGAAGATACATCTATTGAGTTCCCTTTGGCTATTGTAGCTTTTCCATTGGGGGGACATGCGAATGGAACGAAAAAGCAACGAGAGAGAGCCAAGTTAATAGCGGCTGCTCCTGAATTATTAAAAGCGTGCCAAGAAGCACTAAAATATGTCTGCGTAGAAGAACCTGCCTATGATGTATTATGTAATGCTATCAAAAAGGCTACTGAATAACCCTCAAACCAAGATAGTAATGAATATGGAAGCAAAATTTAAAGTAGGTGACAGAGTGAGAGTTTTAGATTGTCCAGTCATGCCGGATGCAATAGGAAAGTCTGGCATAATCAGACATACGCAAGGAGATTTATATCGTGTCGAAGTCGATGGTAAAGTCATACCTGATTATGCTTTAGAAGCTGATATAGAGCTGATACGGACCCAATCTCCCTGGATAAGTGTAACGGATAGCTTGCCGGAGGTAGATACAATAGTTCTGACCAAAGGAGCTTATGGATACCTTCTCTGTTTTCTTTCAACCCTTGGGGAATGGGAAACGGGAGCATACGTTAATGAAGAAAGATTAGGCATAACTCATTGGATGCCGATACCGGAATTTGACTAATAACAAGAAAATTATGAAACAAGAATCAAGCGCAATCAATCCGTATAACGGAATATTTGGGCAACAAGGTTGGATTTGTCCGAAGTGTGGAAGGGTATATTCACCATATACTCAAATGTGTTTGTATTGCAAACCTGATAATATAACTACTATTTCTAATCTTAGCGACCTTTCTAACAAGAATGTCAGCGAAGAAGATCTAAGAGAAAATCGTAAAAGCAAATAATTTATGAAACAGACATTAGAAGAAGTTGCAAAAGAAAATATCTTGTTTAATCATAGAACGGTTGATCGTACTTTGTCAGGTGGCAACTTGGCGCAATTTGGGATAACGAATTTTATTCAAGGCGCCGAATGGCAAGCAAAGCAATCTCCGTGGATCAGCGTGAAGGATAAGTTACCGGATAATCAAAATATTGTTTTGGTGCGTGACGAATACGGTGGATTCTGTACTGCTTATCTTCACGGCCCAAAGAGTGGATTTATAACTTATGGAGAGGAGGCTTATCGCAAATTCGGAGAGATTACCCATTGGATGCCAATTCCTCCTTTTGAATCAAATGATAACGAATAACTGCAAATCTAATGAATATATAGATTTTACGAAATTTGATACTTTTGATAAAGCAAAAAAGTTCTTTTAGCATTTTGAAGATTGATATATAAATAATAACGGGCGCCCGGCATGCTAGCCGCAGCACCCGTTATATATAATAAGAAAAGTCAGTCCTTTTTTAATGAAGACTAAGTGTTTCCTTCCAGTCTTCCTTTTATTTGCTTTTCGGAGAATCCGAATCCGGCGGCAAACTGTTTGAATTTCTCCTTCTGCTTCTCAGGAAGAAGTGCATACAGGCTTTCAAACGGTGTCGCGCTTTTGATTGCTTTTTTTAATTCTTTTCTTTTCATATGAGTTCCTGTTTTTTATGTTTGCAACAATCGCAGTCACACAGCATCAACCTTGCCTTTTCGAACATCAGCTGTCCGATCTCCCCTGAAAGGTAGCAGATCTCCTCTCCCCACGGATCGATCCCCAGCGCTGCCGCTATATGCGCTTCCAGATGCTTGCGCTCGTGGTCATAAGAGTTCTGAAACTGTGTAGCGGAAGATGTGATGCCTATGACCATTACTGTCTGACGTGTGCCGTAATTGGAATAGGTGAGCCCGGTGTCGGGCTTTCCGGCGCTCAGGTTCTCGTATGCGGTCCGCAGATCATCTCCCCGACATCCGATATCATAAAGCCTGCCCATGATCTCATCCGTATAGTAACAATCCACGGCATAATAGACCTCGACCTTCCAGTCGTATTTGCTTATGTCGAACTGCTGCCGGATCATAGCATCTCATCCCATTCTACCGGTTCACCTGCCCGGCACATCTTTGCATACCACATGCACATTACCATTCCGTCAGGCGCATCAAAATCATCGATGGTGTCCTTGACGTAAAGTGCCAGGCGTGCATCATCCGCAACGGAAGATTTCAGATAATCCGCCTTTCCCATGTTAGCTACATACACATAGTCGTAGAGTGTGTTGTTTTCCACCCTTACGCCATTCTTTGCCAGCAGCTCATCGACTTTATCCTTGCTCAGGGGCTCGATCTTCTCACTCTTTCCTGTTGCGGGATTCATTTTTCGCATAAGCGAGACAGCGAATTCGCACAGCTTCTTATTGAAGTGCCAGCCGTAATTCTTCAGATAGGCCGTCATTTCTCTGGGACGGTCATCATGTATATCAAGAGGTTCCTTTACCTTGCTCATAATGTATTCAAATTAAACGGGATGACGTCTGTCCGCCATCCCGAAGAGTTAAACAATCAGCGGTATCTTGAGTATCTTCCCGTTCCCGGTACTCCACGGCGTTGTCCCATGTCCCCGCCATAACGGTTTCCGTATCCACCGCCACGGTTGCCATAGCCGCCGTATCCGCCACGATTTCCATAGCCGCCGTATCCGCCACGCTGTCCCATGTCGTCATACTCGTCGTCATAGTCATCGTAATCATTACGCTGTCCCATGCCGCCTCTGCTCTCGGAGATCTCCTCGATGCACTGCATGAGCTTGCCTCCATACTTGAGCATCTTCTCAGCGTAGTCGCTCATCTTCTCGACCTTGCTGTCTTCTATTTCGATCATCATCATGTCTGTTGTTTTTTAGAATTGTTACTACTTGCCTTTTCCGCAGGTTTGAGCAGTTCGGCCATCATGGCCTTCAGTTCTGATATTTCCTGCCTGAGGGCTTTATTCTCCGCATCCTGCCGCTGCCTTTCGGCTAGTTCGGGATTGAGAGTTTCCATCATCCGGTTGCATGATTCCACCACCGTGCGGTGATAGTCTATGCTCTTGAGTATTTCCAGGGATCTGGTCCTCATTGCCGTGACCTCGGAATTCATTGACTCCCGTGATCCGGAGATAACCATGTTTCCTCCTCCTGGGAAATTGGCATCCGCGATATCCGCGCCTGCGGGTATCTTCTGAAAAGTGACGGTCTGTTCTCCCACCTTAACGGTGATATCCACCACCATTCTCATGGGCTGTCCGAACATCATCGGCTGTTGTGCCGCCTCGGGCACGGGAGCGGATACTCCCACAACCGATCCCGTCTCAACAAAGGGTGTTCCGTCCTTGTGCAGGATATAGAACTGATTATTTACTCTTAAATTTTGGAAAGGCATATTTTCTTCTCTTTGATAAGGCGGGATTTCTCCCGCCTGTAGTTTATACTACTCCGGTCATTATCTGCAGGGTGTTTGTTGTCCTGTCGAACCAGAATTCATAGACTCCCGTTCCGGGAATATCAGCTACCGTGAGCGCTTCTCCACCGTATTTGGTCACCCCGTTCGTTTCAAAGAGTACCGGCAGTGTGCCTGTAGTCCCTGTGGGGATTTCCTGTCTGAGGTCAATGAATATGGTTCCTCTGTACCAGGCGTTGACAAAAGAGTGGTTGGGGAAGGAGAACACCGCATTTTCTGCGGTCACATTCACGCCGGATGTGGCAATTGCCGCCGATCCGCGGCGGTTAACGAATTGAAAGGGAAATGGCATAGTTACCTCCTTTCCCCGGGTCAACCCCAGAATCCGTTACCTGCTCCCAAACCGATACCGTATCCCAATCCGTATTGCGCGGCAACACAGGTCGGTACGCCTACCACCGGACTATACGGAACCTTGGCCACTTCGGGCTGGTTACATTCGATCTTGGCCAGACGTGAGCTCAGGTCGCTCAGCGCAGCGTTGACAGGAGCGATGGTTTGTGCCGATACTTGTGCGAAGTATGCGTTCTGATGTTCCTGTGAAAGCTGGTTAAGCAGCGTGCTGTTTCTCTCGCGCAGGGTGTCGATCTTGTCCAGCAGTGCCTGGTTTTGCATCGCATCCAGCTTGCTGATGATCGCGTTTGTGTTGGTTGTGCCGGCATCACGCAAGGCAAGCGTGTTCTGGTTGGCCGTGTTCACCAGGGTGTTTGTCTGATTGCAGACAGACAGCTGGTTCTCATAGCCCATCTTGGTGATGTTGTTGTTTGTCTCGCAGCAGCACTGACAGATCTGTGACTGGATGGCATTGTTACCCTGCATGATCGCTGTAACGATCTGGTTGGTATTCATGCCCATCTGGTTTCCGATGTTACAGATCTGCATGCCCAGTCCGTTAACGGCTGCCATGACAGCGTCGGAAGAGGTGTTCAGGGCGGTTGCAAGAGACTGGATGTCAAAACCGTTGCGTTGCACGGCCTGCATGATCACAGCGGTATTCGCATCGTTCTGCACGAACGGCACTACGCCTCCCTGACCGTTACCCATCATTCCTCCACGGGCGCCACCGAAGCCTCCCATGCCACCCCATCCCATCAGGATAAAGAGAAGCAGAATAGCAAACAGGTCGTCTCCCCATCCGTTTCCGTTACGGTTGTTTCCGCCGCCCATCAGGGCCAGGATGTTAGGATCTACACCTCGTTGCTGCATCAGAGCCGGAAGCATGGCTAGAACGCCGTTGGTACCGCCTCCTGAGTTTCCCCCTTCGGGGAAAACAAATGTTCTTGATTCACTCATAGTTGTATTTGTATTTGTAGTTCCGGTCACTATTCGACCGTGCTGCAAACATACTCATCTACAACTGCTCTGTCGAGAAATCACTTCCCATGCGCTTCCTGATGCGTGTCAAATAAATACCTATCATAGGTGAGGTGATGTTACGTGATATCAGATGCCGCACGCCTCTTGCTGTGCGGTGAAGAAGTGTTGCGATCTGATCGGGATACAATCCCTTTTCGGTTAGAAGGGTAACAAGAACATACCTGGCATCGGTAGTCTCCATATCCTTACAATCACCCAGAATTCTGTCTCTGGATACTTCCGTTTCCTCCTCTGTCAGGGAGAGCAGTTTAAAGAAAATTTCGCTCTTACACATAAATTTCTAATTTTTATTCTTACTTTTGTGCACCACATAAAAAAGAGTACACAGTTGCTTGCGTCAAGGACTTTGGCCCTCAGCGTGCAGGCATCTGTGTACTCGTC